CCACTGATGTGAATCAGTTCGATGCAGGCGATATGAAAGGTGACATGGGTCGTAAGCCCAAAGCACTTACCAGTCTTGTGCGTAACTGCGTGAACATGTTTGGTAGTTACAATGTGGGCTTGGTTTGTACCAACCACACATACGCAAGTCAGGACATGTTTGATCCGGATGACAAGATATCCGGCGGTCAAGGCTTCATCTATGCCAGCTCGATCGTAGTGGCCATGAAGAAACTCAAACTCAAAGAGGACGAGGACGGCAACAAGATCACTGATGTCATGGGTATCCGTGCTGCTTGCAAGGTTATGAAAACACGTTACGCAAAACCTTTTGAAGGTGTGCAGGTCAAGATTCCTTATGAAACAGGAATGAGTCCTTTCTCTGGCATGGTAGATCTCATGGAGAAACGAAGTCTGCTAAAGAAAGAAGGCAACAGTCTAGTGTTTGTTACCAGCGACGGCGAGATCATCAAGAAGTTCCGCAAGAAATGGGAAGCCAACGAAGAAGGCTGTTTGGACCGCGCTATGGCAGACTTTGGAAATCACAAGGAAGAGGTAAGTACGGTCGAGGAGACAGCAGAATGAATGAAGCAGTAGCAGTGGCCAGCGAGATGTGGTCAGAACTCAAGCGTTATGTAAACACCGTAGATCGAGATGAAGCAGCTGAAACAGTTGTGGCTATCTTGATCGACAACGACTGTGATGTGGATGATATCAAAGACACATTCAAAGGCGAACCGGATATCAAACGTGCTTTAACAGCATATCTTGACAATGACAAATCCTACGAGGATGAAGAGGATGTTGAAGAAGAAGAGGAAGAAGACTATCGCGCCGACGACTGGGAAAATTGATGGCCAAATACTTTCCGATCAAGACAGCAACCGCTTGTCAATTGAAATGGAATTGGAGTACATTAGTTCTCTACAGCGGCGAGACTGGGAGTTGCCATCGATCAGGACTTGGAAAAATAACTCCAGATACCTTTGATACCTTTCATAACACTGAAAAAAAACAAATAGAACGTCAACAAATGTTAAATGGTCAATGGCCCAATGACACCAGTTGTTACTATTGCCGAGATATTGAAACATCCGGAGGAGCAAGTGATCGCACTAGGCATCTTGTGATTCCCAATCAATCACCTCCGGAATTGGAAGTAGATCCTACTGCTGTGGTGATACAGCCAACATTGATAGAAGTGTATTTTAATAATCAATGTAATTTATCTTGTTTGTATTGCATTCCTTTCCTGAGCTCAAAAATAAATGCAGAATACAAAAAACATGGTCGTTTTGAAAAAAACGGAGTTATACTTGAACATGTACAAATAGATTCGAATTACTCTGCCATGCTAGAAAAGTTCTGGGCCTGGATGAAACAGCATTCAACTGGCTTGGTCAGACTAACTGTAGCAGGTGGTGAGAGTTTTTATCAACCTGAACTAGAGACCTGCTTGCAATACTTCGAAGATTCAACTCACCCTGACTTAGAACTTGCTCTTATAACTAATTTGACTCTACCGCCGGCAAAATTAGAAAAATATATACAACGATTTAAAAAATTAGTATCGTCACGTCGTCTCAAACGCATAGATCTAACCTGTAGCATTGACTGCTTAGGCGCCGAACAAGAATACACAAGATACGGAATGAAAGTAGATGCGTGGATAGCCAACTTTGAAAGACTACTGGAAGAACCTTGGTTAACACTGAATATAAATCAGACTCTTAGTGTGCTTACAATCAAGACTGTACCGGAATTGATTGAGAAAATAAAAACATGGAACTCTAAAAGAAAGATAGGACATTTTTTCAGTCTGGTGGACCCTGGACCAAGCTATCTGTTTCCTAATATTTTAGGTAATAAAGTGTTCGAGCAAGACTTCAAGATCATACTAGATACTATGCCACGAGATACTAGCGAAGATTTGTTGGCTTTGCAATACATGCAAGGTATCGCAACACATTATGCTCAGGCCGTTGTGGATCCAATTGAATTACTCAAATTGAAAACTTTCTTGGATGAAACAGACCGACGTCGTGGAACTAGTTGGACAGAAACTTTTCCATGGTTGGTGAAAGAATTAGAACATGTGGTATAGTAAGGTAGTTGCCAACTTAGCGGCTATTCCTGATTTTATAGATCATTATGAGGCTGAACTTGATCTAGCCAAACGAGATTGTAAGATTTCAGGTGTGCTGGAAAAGAACATCACTGCTCTGCCCGGTATCACGGAACAACGCTTCAATCAACTGCAAGAGATTGAAGCGGTGTTAAACTATCTCAACATCCAACTACGCAAGATACGCAGGAAACACTTTCAGAAGTATCTCGAAGGCTATGCCCGCGCACTCACGTCAAGAGATGCTGAAAAGTATGCCGAAGGCGAAGATGAAGTTGTGGACTTTGAAACCATTATAAACGAAGTAGCATTGCTAAGAAATCGTTGGTTGGGTATCATGAAAGGCCTGGATACCAAACAATGGCAGATGGGCCATGTGGTTCGCTTACGTACAGCAGGTATGGAAGATATTACAGTATGATCGTTGTTCGTGATACATACTGTTATGAAACGCACTGCATTTGTAACAGGCATGACCGGCCAAGACGGTCCTTATCTAGCTAAACTGCTGATCGAAAAAGGCTATCATGTGTATGGCCTTGTGAAACGATATAGTAATCCTAACTTAGATAACATCAAGTGGTTGGGCATTGAGAATGATATTGAGTTAGTAACCGGTGATATCACCGATGAAAACAACATGAATCATCTCATGCAAACTCTTAAACCTGCGGAAGTATACAATCTTGCAGCACAGAGCTTTGTGGGTGCCAGCTGGGATCTCAACAAACTCACCACAGAAGTAAACGCCATTGGCGTGCTGAACCTTCTCAACGCTATACGCAGCCATAGCCCTAACACACGCTTTTATCAAGCCAGCACCAGTGAGATGTTTGGCAATGCGACCTCTGCCGGCAAGCAAGGCGAAACAACTCCCTTCCATCCACGTAGTCCGTATGGAGTGAGCAAGTTGTATAGCCATTGGATGACCATAAACTTCCGAGAAAGTTACAGCCTATATGCATGTTCGGGTATCTTGTTCAATCACGAAAGCCCATTGCGTGGCCGTGAGTTTGTCACACGCAAAGTCACAGATGGGGTTGCCCGTATCAAACTAGGATTGACTGATTCTATCACATTGGGCAATCTTGATGCTCGTCGTGATTGGGGATTCGCCGGAGACTTTGTGGAAGCCATGTGGATGATGCTACAACAACCCACAGCCAGAGACTATGTGATCGCTACCGGTGAGCAGCACAGCATTGGTGAACTGTGTGATGTAGCATTTCAACATGCAGGCATTGCAGATTGGCAAGCCATGGTCAAGTCTGATCCACGATTCAAACGCCCGGCCGAACTGTATAGCCTACATGGTGATAGTTCTGCTGCTAGAGACATCCTAGGATGGCAACCAAGAACCAATTTTGCTACCATGATCCAGGGCATGGTAGATGCTGATCTACAGAGACTTCAACAATCTAGCCAACGGTAATCCATTAGCAATCTCACCTAGTGTCCACTCTGTGTGACACAGTTGCTCTAACCACGCAGATCTTTCGGGCATGCGTGGTTTTTCTATGTGAGCAAAGTCTGTGTTGGCCACTGGCAAGGCCATGCTATCTGCGCCCACAAATGCTGGCACACCATCAATGATGGCCTGACTGCCGGGCCCAGAGTTTTCATTGACCACAGCCCAGGCACGACCTAGACTGTTACGGAAATCAAATTCATCGTAGGTTCCGCGAATCGCCTGTGGTTGTTGTATCTGTACACCAGGTATGGGGGTTAGTTTCTGTCTGGGATGTGGACGAACAACAATAGGTCTATCGGTGTGTTCGCGTATGCGATTCACAGTATGTTCAAGCCATTGGTCAGCAGCGGGCAATCCTGCCCATTGCTCGCTGTCACTTCGTTGCATGGCTATCAAGATGTGATCGCCTTGCCGCCACGGTTGCAATCGCATGGCTAGTTTTCTAACACGATCGGGTTCTGCGCCCTCACCCCACTGAGCACGAGCATTAACACCGTTGATGCCCATCTTCCAGGTAACACCTCGCATGAGTTGCCCCACTTCCATCACTATCACAGGGAGCCCACTTGATGTAAATTCCTGCCACACAGCACGATTGGGAGCCATACGCCCAGTCCATAACTGACTCCAGATCACAGCCACATCTGCGGTGCTATCGTGTTCAGTTATACGTATACGATTACGTTTGCACCCTTCGCGGAATGCTTCGAAAACAGGCACAGAATTCAATGCGCCAAACTTATTAAAGATACTGATGTTCATAGTGATAATTAGTATATATGCACTTTACTCTCCCATACGAAAGACAAGGTCACAGCCAATTTGGCGAGACCG